ATAAAATCTTTATTTATGTAAGTATTTGAATTTTTATTATGTGGATAAGCTGGTTCTGCAAAGAAAGCTAATGCTGATAGCATTAAAATAAGTATCGCTGTAAATCTGTAATCCATTTGGGCAATCTCCATTAATCATAAATTCTTATAAAGCCTCACTACAAGAAAAGGATATTCCATATATACTTACTTGGTTTGTATCCCAATTTGTAAAATTAGTATCTAATCTCATTACTGTTGTTGTATTTGAATAAACTACTGTTGTATTATCATTAATAGCTTCAATACCTGTTCTTAAAGAGGGCTCAACATAAACAGTAGCTTCTCCACTACCATCAGCAGTTACATTAGCACTTATCATATAAAGATAACTATTTATTTGAATATAATCTCCAGCTAAAAAAACATTTGCTCTACTTGCAGTAAAGCCATCTAAATTAATAGCATTGCCAGTTTGTGCTGCACCATTGACTAAAATTGTTTCTGTTGCTGTTCCTTGAATAGTTTTTCTATCTTGATCTCCCATTTTAAAAGTTCCTCTACGACCTCTTAAAGACATAAGAAAAGCCAACCATATGGAAGCACTATCTTTCTTCATAGGTGGTAATGTAAAAGTAGCTTTCCATTGTTCACCCTGATGTTGATAAACTTGTTCTTGATTAGTAAAAGGAGATTGTGATATAGAAATAGTTCTTGTTAATCCAAAATTTTGTGTTTTAATTCCTGTAACAGTAGGAAGTGTTAAAGGGTAACTAGGTGTGTATGCTGCCATGATTATGCTCCAAATGCCTTACTAAATTTACCACCTCGTTGCTTTGCATCTGCAACTGCTGATATTGTTGATTGTTGAATTGCTGGTAACATATTCATAATTTCTGCTCTAACAGTATTGGTTATACCTACAGCAAAGTTTAAATTTTGTGTAATAGCTACTCCACCACCACCACCCATAGCTGATTTAGTATCTGAATTATTTCTAATTGAACCAGCACTATTAGGAACAAATAATTCTGGACCTCTTTCTCCAACTAAAGTTGGTGATCCTTGTTGTACTGTTCCTCCACCTGCTCTCATTGATGGTGGGGTACTATTACCTGATGTTGTATCTGAACCACCTCCAAATACAGATCCCAATATATCTTTAAATATATTACTTTTACTCATTCTTTCTTCTATTTGTTGTTGTATTTTATCTAATACCATTACTTTGAATATCATTTTTTGTAATGCTACTACCATTTCTCCAAGAATGTTTTTAAAATCTAAAGTGTGTAATTTACCTCTAAACATAGCATCAGATATTTTATCTCCAACATCTGCAAATGTAGATCCAACACCTTGTGCTACTTTATCTAAATCTTCTTGTATTACTCTTAATTCTTCATATGCTGCATTTCTTTCTCTTATACCAGCAGTAGCTATTTTCATTTGTTCTATGATTGCATCTTCTGACATTTTTCCATCACTACCAAGTTTTTTTCTTAACTCATCTTGTATTTTATATGTATCAGTTAAATTTTTTAATTCCGAATCCGTTTTACCTAATGCTTCAATTGCTCTATCAGTAGTTCTTTCATGTATTCTTGCATTTTTTTCTTGTATATCACGCAACATATGTTCTTCTTTAACTTTTGTAGCTGTAATAAGAGATTCTTTATGAGCTTGTTTATTTGATTCAGTAGCCAAATTATCTAACTGAACCATATGTTCGGCAATTAATTTTTGTAATTCAGCATATCTTTTTTGATCGGAAGTCATAGCTCCCTCATTCATATCAGAACCAATGTCATCTTCTATATTAAGAGTTTCCATTTCAGCTTTCATCTCTTTAATGGAATCTGTAACTTGTCTTAATGTTGTTAACTTACCTGCTGCTAAATCAACATCTCCAAATGCTTTACCTAGCATATTCATTGACCAAGTTAATCCATCAACTATTGCAACACCAAATTTACTTCTTTCAAAAAATATATCAAGATTTTCTCTTAAAGAATCTATTGCACCAGCTAAACCAGTTGCTGCTTTAACACCAGCACCACCTACTTGTTGATCTAATGCGTCTAAAATAATTCTTTGTGCTTCTGCTTTCCTACCAGTCATAGTAAGAACTTTAATCATTTCTTTTTGTGCATCTGTAAATGAAACACCTACTCGTCTTAATGCACCTAAACCAACTATTGGATCTTCTAATGCTTTACCTAATTGAGTAGCACCCATTTTTAAATCACCAAAGCCTACTTCTGCTAAATCTTGTGCTAATCTTAATGCGTCTTTAAAAGTATCTCCAGTTATAGATTTAAAAGTTAACATAATACCTGCAGCATCTCTAACTTTTGAAGTTGATGCTAAAGTTGCTACACCTATTTCTCTAGATAAATTTTCTATATCTGCTAAATTTAATCCTGCAGCATTACCTGTTGCTTTTAAGATAGCTTCTAATTTAAGTAACTGTGTTTCTGTTTTTGTAGTGTTTTTAATTAATTTACTAAATGCCAATCCAAGACCAACTAAAGCCGCAGTTCCTAATAATGCTGTAAAACTAACTCTACCAATAATTGCACCAATAGAAGATAGACGACCAGCTACGGGACCTAATGGACCTTGAACTGCCGCAATAGAACCAGCAGTATTCTGAAATGCTTTAGACATTCCTTTCATTCTGCTAGTTGTTTTTAAAGCACTCTTATCAACAGTTTTTAGTTTTGTCTTTGCACCCTCTAGGCTAGACTTAAACTTCTGTGCGTTTGCAATAAGTTCTACTCTGATTGTTGCTATATTTGCTGCCATAATATTAATCTGGGAATTGTCTCATTAAATTTTCCATTTCTTTTGAAGTTAATGGATTATTGTTTTTACTTTTGCCATTCTTTAAATGATAACCATTCAAAGCTGACATAAATTCTGTTATTGATAAATCCCAAAATACTTTAGGGGAGAATTTTAATACACCAAGACCTATTTCTAGATATTGCTGGATTGGGTATCTTTCTGCTCGTTCTCCCCCTGTACTAAAGGGGAATCTTCTTCTGCTTTATCGCCTGTAAATATTGTCATTAATACTTCTGAACACAGTATTGCAATTTTTAACAATCCTGTTTGAAGAACCATATCACCAACTGATGATTGAGTAAATTTACCACCAGCACCTTGTAAGGCTTCGTGCATAACAATAACTACATCTTGTAAAGAGTATTTATTTTGAGCCATGTTATTGGTAATATCTAAAATTGATTTACCACTTCTGTTTTCTATATTAACTATACTGTCAAAGGTAAGTCTAAAAGTTCTTTCTTTATCTCCTAGCTTACCCTTGACTTCGCCTTTATACTGATTCGCCATTAGTGTCCTTTTCTATTAATTGTTCAGTTAATGTTTTTTCTTTTGGTTCAGATTTTTTTAGTTTTTTCAAAGTCTGATTTGATTTAACTATATCACTTGTGTCTTTATCTTCGCAAGTAATTTCTGCTCTTGTAGAATAAATTTCAACTTTTTGAACAATCATTTCAGTAACACCAATAGTGATATGGTCATAGGGTTTAACAGGAATATCACTTCTTGTTTCGACAGTAACTACTCCCTTTCTTGTAACCTTGTAGAAACCATTATAGGACTCGCCTTGAAATTTTATTTCTATCATCTTAAACCCATTTGTATGTTCCATATCATTTTCCTTATTAGTTATTACGCATCTGTGTAAGTCATTGTACCATTTGATTCAAGAGATACTGAAAAAGTTTCTTCTCCATTATACTCTCCTGCTCTTTCATAAGATGTAATTATAAAAGCACCTTTTACAGTTGATCCATCTCCAAAAACTAAATCATAATTTAGTGAATCTCCAGTAAATGCCGCACCTCTTATATTATTTTCTCCAGCAGAATCTGTAAATACTCCACTTGCAGATAAACTCATACTTCTGATACCCATATTTCCACCTAATGCTCTACCTATATCATTTCCTGCTGAACCATCAAATGTTGCTGAATCTTTTGCTGTTATGTCAACTGTTTCTCCGTTAATAGACATTGATGTACTTCTCATTCCACCAATAACTATTGCTGTTCCACTACTATTTTCTTTCAATAAAAATGCCGAACCTTTTTGTGCTGCCATGTTGTTTCTCCTTGTTTATTTTTAATATTATTTATTTTTTAATTTGTCAATACAAAAACTCTAAATCTTTGCATTCCATGTGTTGTAAGCCCATCATTTTCTTTAATTATATCAGAGAACTCAAATCTCATATTATTGAAAGCACCTGATACTGATAAACTTGATTCGTGTAATACATCATAGACTAATGACATAATTTCTTTTATCTCCTTACTTCCTCTATATCTTGAGAAAGCATGAACCATAAGGGTAAAATCATTCCCTTTTTTGTTTTTCGTTCCACCATCTACCATAGTCTGATCTCCAACTTTAACATATGGAAATGCTGTTCCTTCTGGAACAAAATCGTAAATTCCTGTAACTGCACTTACTAAAGTAGCGTCTGCCGATAAAGCATTATATACTGCTGTTTGTAATGTAACTGCAAAATCTGTCATTTAGTAAATTCCTCAATTTTTTGTATTACTCTTTTAAATACTGCATCAACAATTGGTTTTTTGCTTCTTTCAAATGCTGGAAGCATAAATGGTCTTGCTTCCATTTTACTTGTACCATACTCTAAATAAGCTGAATAGTCTGCGTTGCTTTCTACATGAACAACATTTAAACTTTTTTGTTTAACAGTTATTTTACTTACTAAATTTCCCGTATCACTTGCTGGTGCTTGACCTGGTGCAGATGCTCTATGTTCTCTACGAGGATTATACATTTGATACATCACTCCTGACTTTGCACCTGTCTGAATACTCTTAATTGCTTCTGCTCTAATTAATTGTCCGCCACCTTTAACAACTTCTTGAAAAGGTAATTCCATATCTTTTGCTAATCTATCTAATTGAGATAATGCTAATTTCATATTGGTTACTTTAAAATCAATTTTCATTAGTTTGCTACATCTTCAATAGCTTCTAAAGTAATATAATTATTATAATCATTCTCATCATTAATTTTTATTATATTAAAACTTCTAGTGCCAAACAATATTCTCATTTTTGTTGTTATGGCATTT